GTCAGCATTTGTCCGTGCCGTGGTCTCGTTGCCGATCGCGGCCGAGTTTGACGCAGTGCTGGCCGCCACGGTGTCGATGCGTTGGCCGAGCGCATTGTCCGCATTGGTGCGAGCAGTGATCTCGGTCTGAATGGCCGAGGCGTTGTTGCCAGTCGATGCGGTGACGGTATCGATACGCTGGCCCAATGCGTTGTCGGCCGACTGCCGAGTCTGCGCCTCGCTGGTAATCGCCGCCCCGCGAGCCTGGGCCTCAGACAGCAGGCCCTGCGCACGGGCTGCGGCTTCGTCGCCGATCGCCTTAGTGCGCGCTTGGGTTTCGACGGCAATCGCCTTGTTGCGGTCCACGACCTCGGCCGCGATGGCCTGGGTTCGAGCTGTCGTCTCTGCCGCAATAGCCTGGCCGCGAGCGGTTGCTTCAGCTGCTATGGCCTGGCCGCGGGCCGCTGCTTCAGCGGCAAGACGTTGGGCGACAGACCCCGCCTGGGTCGGCGGGCCGGAGATCAGCGAAACTTCCTGGCGCAGCGCCGGCGCAAGCTGCCCCGCCTCGACCTTGTCCTTGAGCGCATCAAGCATGGTCTTCACGTCAGTCGACGTGGACGCCACCACCTTCAGGAAGGCGCTAACGCCATAGGCGTTCTTGGCGCGGATGAAGTAGGCGTAATTGGTGGCGAAGGCCAGGCCGGTATGGCTCAGCGTCAGGCCCTGGCCCAGGTATTCACCCTGGGTGGCCTGTGGGTTGCTCGAGTAGAAGTACTCGTAGGTGCCGCCGTTCAAGCCGTGCTGCGGGTTGCTCGGATAAAGCGTAATCGTGTCGATAGTGGCCTGTACCACGCACGCTTCCGGCACCGGTGGGCCATCGATGTTGACGGTGATGCTGGCTTCGCCCGAGCGGGTCAGCGGCCCCAGGGCGGCCACGCTCATGGTGTAGTTGCCGGATGGCAGCCCAGACAGGGGCAGTTTGAGCGTCGTCGCCGGCACCTGCTGCGCCTGCACTGCTGCCGTGCCCTGGCGCACCGTGATGGCATATGCGGTGACCACGCCATAAGGCGCGACCCATGCCAGGGTGCCTTGGACGACCTCGGCATTATCTTCGGTCGACCAGGTGAGACCGGTGGGGCTACCCAGGCCGCCCGTTGGCAGGCTGATGAAGCCAATCGGGTTGTATGGCTGGCCCACGGCGTCGTCGAAAATGGCCGGTTCGTTCTGCGCAACCGAGACGCTGCAGCCGCTGTCGGCGCTCATCGACCAGTCGGTGACAATGAACTCGCCAATGATGTTCAGCGACGGCAGGTTGACCTTCACCGAGCGGCCTGGACGGCAGTTGTAGCCCATGAAGTTCATGGGGATCGACAAGGTGCCGCCTGCGCGCCGACGGCGCAGCTCGATGTTGGCCAGGCGCTGGGCCTGGTAGGGGTTGCTGACGTAGGAGAACGACAGGGTTTCTGCCGCTTCACCTCCGTCGGCAACCACCCACTCGTTGACCGACACCTCAGGATAATCCGTCTCGGCCCACGCCTGCGCCGGGTCCACGAAGGTACCGCGCACGGTGTTGATCGCCGAGTCGTTGGACGGCTCAGTGCTGCCGGTGACAGTGCCGATCACCATGTCCTCGGTGATCTCAAAGTCATACGGGCCGTAGTAGGCGCCGACCTGCAGCATCCACCGGCCACCGACACGGATCAGCTTGCCGCCGCACGCCGACTCCAGCTTCTGCATCACCTGGGTGCGCGACTCGTCCGCGCCGATGACGCAGCCTGAGCGGTACCGCGCCGAGCTGCTGCCGTCTGCATTGGCCAGCATCTCGTCGCACACGCTGGCACTGCTGGCAAAACTCGGGAACACGATCTCATCGTCTGGCACGCCGCAGCGATTACGCAGGAACCATAGGATGTGCAGCGCGGTGTTTTCGCTGTAGCCAGTGGTGCGGGTGCGGGGATCGTAGATATCCCGGCGCCCGCGGAGCACGAAGCGCACATCCGGGATGCCGGACGGGTACTTCTCCGCGCTGTACTTGAACGACACCCGCACGAAGGACAGGCCACGGCCGATCTGCGTGTCGCGCCAGTCCGGGCTGTTGGCTTTCAGGAACGCATTCACCTGGCCCGGGTTGGTGACCAGTTCGTAGGACGCGAACTCGCCATAGGTCTGGATCTGCTCCTCGCCCAGGAAGATCTCCTCCAAGGCATCGATCTCCCCCTCCGACAGCACATAGACCATGTGCAGCCATTCGCCGTCGGTCTGATCGCCGGCCTGCTCCTGGCCCCAGGCCAAAACGCCGCCGGTGCTCACGCGCCCCAGCACATAGCGAGCGGCCGCCTTGGACGAGCGTAGGGTCTGGCTGGACGGTTCACCCGTGCGGAGTGAGCCGGTATCAAGCTGGTCCTGCTGCGAGGCGACGTAGAACGCCAGCGCAGCACCCGCCAGGGCGCCCAACGGGCCACCCTGTACGAAGCCAATCACCGCCCCGACGGCGATCTGAGCAACCTTACTGACTGCAGAACTCATTCAACTCTCCACACCGTCAACGGCTCACACTCGATACGGCACACTCCGTCAGGGGAAACCGACCAGAATTCATCTGCCCAGAACACCGCAACGCCTCGGCCATTGGGGCCGTCGTATAGGGCTATGTCGCCCCGCTGGATCAGGCCAGGCTGGATGCGGGCAAAGCAGGCGTCCCAGGCGCCCTCCAGCGAGCCGTGCAGCTTCCTCAGCAGGCGCTTGGCGCCAGCCTCGGATGCGTAACGGTCCCGGTAGGCCTCGGCAGGATCGACACCACACACCGCCAGGGCGCAGTCGGCGGCAAACAGGCAGCAGTCAAATTCGCCCCATGAAAAAGGCCGCTCGATGGCGGCCTTGATGGTGTTGGCAAGCTGTGTCGTCCAGTCGCGCTTTCGCATGGTCACTTCTCGTAGGTGAATTTCGGCGCATCCTTGGAGGCGCCCCAGTAGATGGGCCAGTCGGCGATCTGGGCGATCGCGAAGAAGAAGCGGTCGTCCTGCCGGCGCGCTCGGTGGTTCTCGTCGGTCCAGCGCTCGGTACCGGTTCGGTTCCACTCGGCCATGCGGTCGATCAGGGGCACGGTGATGCTGTTGCCCTCTTCGCCGTTGCCCGCGTAGGAGAACTTGGCGGCATCCATGCGCCCACTGAACAGAATGTCAGCGGCATAGGTTCCGTCCTGGTCGAACACGACGAACATCAGCTTGCCGTTGCGCCCCCTGCATCCCTTAAGCGAAGTTTCGGTGATGATCTGGGCGTCTAGGCCGTTGAGTGTGAGGTCAACGGACATGGGTGAGCCCGAGTTGCTGCTCTCCTGCGACTGGCCGACCGCGCCGAAGCTGCCGACGCCCTGATAGGTGATGCCGTCGATCACCAAGTCGCCGGTACCGGTATGCGCGAAGACCATCCCGTCGGGGAAGTCCAACTGGCAGGCGTAGACCGCCATGAAGTTGCCCTTGGCGATGATGTCGACAACTGTCTGGCTGAATGGGAAAACACCGGTGGCCATCAGAATGCCTCTCGAAATTGCAGGGTCGAGTTCGAGACCACCGGCTGGGTGGTCCATTCGTTGGTGTCGTCCATGCGACGCATCTCGCAGTAGGGGTTCTTGTACTCAACCGCACTGCCGGCCGGGATTACCTTGCGAATCCGCTTGTTCACGCTGATCAGCGCCTTGCCAGCGGCGTCAGAAAAGGCGTTCTCGACCACTTCAAACATCTCGCCTTTGATGGTGATGAGGTCGCCTCTACTGAACACTCGTCGGCTGGGCAGCATGCCCTGCAGCTGCATGACGCTGGCCTGAGCAATGGCCACAGCCACCGCTGGCGCGCCAATATTGTCTGTGCGCGTCCGGGTGAGATACGGGATGTGCACCGTGCCAAACATGCCGTGCAGGCGGCCAAGCAGCGATGTCAGCTCGCGTTCATCCTCTTCGTACAGGAAGCCAAAGGTCATGGTGCACTTCCAGTAGGAGCCCGGCTGAGCCACGATCTGCTGGGCATTCGACAGCGAGGAAGTGAACCCCCGGTTGTTGTAGACGACGCCCCAGGTGACCTCTGTGGGTTCCAGGTCCTCGGGCCATTCCTCCGCCATTGGGTCACTCCAAAAAGAAAGCCCGCCGAAGCGGGCCGAGCCTATTTACCGCCGCTGCAGCATCTGCCGCCCGGCGCCGTTGGTCTTGAAGTCTCGCAGCATCAGCTCGTAACCATCGCGTGCGCCCTGCTCGGC